ATTGGCCGATATATTCCATCCATAACGTCATACAAACCGCCCCCCAAGGTGACCAATACGTGCCCGATTAGCCGACGCAAATGCCTCTTGTGCCCGCTGGTAATCTCTCCGTGCCGCATACGGGCTCGTGAATTCCATACGATCACTAACCCCCTGTAAAATCAATTCGAGCCTCCGGATCATGGCCGGTGCGAACCTGGGGATCCCGCGATTGATCGGGTCTTCGAGGAACTTCCATTTCGTCGGCCAATCGTGACGGTACCACGGGGTTTCGTGCTGGACAGCCGCATACGACTGATCGTAACTGAATCGTATCGAAAACCCGTCGCCGCTCATATCCGGGCCTTCAACCATTGCGGTATCCCTGAGATGGGGAGTGCCGTCTTCGTGTGGGTTTTCGAGATCGTATGGACATTCCGCCTGGGATTCCATCATTCGATCATCCGCCCATTCCCGGGCGGCCTGCCCGAACTCGTGAGGTGCGGCCATGAGTGCCCTAAGGTTCGCGCGAAGAGAATCAACGCCCCGGATACGGATTACGAGCGGCTCGTCAGCCATTAGGAACCTCCGTTAATCTTGCTGCCAAAGAACCCCGTAATGAACGAGATAAACGAGGCCAACCCGATCACTTTCCAGAACGATCCTTCGAGCGTCCTTAACCGCGTTTCGTGGTCCTCTTGACATTTTACCAACCCTTTCACATCCTTATGGATGGCGAGCAGGAGTTCCCGCTCAGTCTGGGGTTCGTCAACGTCGCTCAAGTGTACACCTCTGTTACGAGGTTTATACCTGTGTCGTGATCGGGCGTGCTTCCGACGTTTAGGATATCTGGTTGTGTGCCGTCGGGTAAGGTGATCGTTGATTCGGGGTCAACGGTTGTCGCGCCCGGGAGTAGAATCTGACACGATGAGACTACCTGATTACCAAACCTGTCCCGGACCATCCTGTTACGTTGAATGATGATTGCGGCATACGATGCGCTTGTCCCGGTTGAGGGGTTGCCGAAATCGTCATAAGATCCTGGTGATTCTATGGTTACTGATTGGTGCGCCCATTTCGGAACAATGCCGGCCAACCCGCTCATTTCATCACCGGCCTTCGGAACGGTTTAAGGATGCGGGTTGCTGTGGCGGGTATGCCGTCTTGGGTGTATGACCGGGAAAGCGGGCCGGCCGATTCGGATGCAACTCCTTTGGGACTATTCATATCGGCTGATACGATGTCCGCAATGGCTTTTTGAGCGGCTTTCCGGTTCCCTGAGAGATCAATATACGCAAAATCGATTAGAGTGTTACCACCCGTGCTGGTGCCGTATGTTGACGCTGCCAGCGGATAGATCCACCCATTCTCATAATCAATCTCGTAGTCCCGATCCTCATCGTATAGTTTCGCCTCATCCGTTGATCTTACCCTTACGGTATCATGTGATATCCAGCAGAACGGCGCTGTCTGAGTACTGGTATAAGTGCTGGTGCCGGATACGTTGGTGATGGTCGTTGGTGCGGTCGAACTTGCCAGAAGCACAAGGTAATCGTCCCGGTGCGTCAGGAATTTTGAGAGCCCGTAATTACAATAAGTATCTGCGAATGCGGCTGACGGGTATAATAGCGCTTCAATCTGGGTATCGTTGTTTGTCGTGGTGATACCCAGAATCGCTTTAACGTCCGTCGTTGCCATTGCCGCGCCCATTGTTACCTCCTTGGTTTTTGCTAATGAATAAACTTGGAATCATTGTTCGACCAGACACGCGAGAGGTCCGATACCGTCCCGATCTGGGCTTCACAATGATGGATCAGCCGGTCAAGTTCGGCTTTCTGTGACTCGAACGCCTGTTTTCTCATGGCCGCATCGTCCCTGATCTTTTTCATCTTGTTCTCAAACGCTTTCTGCGCGACCTCTTCCCACGCATACAGGAACGCGGTTTTGCATAGGTCGGATGCGTCCGGGATGTAGACTTTAACCCCCATACCTTCAGCAATCCCTATCCAGTATTCACACGACGGGCGCTGTGCGATATACTCATCGCCTACAGCCATGTCGACGCCATAAATATGGATATCGTCCCACTGGTGACCGAGAACCGCGCCCTCGTAGAGAGCAAACGCGATCATATACGAGATCGAGTTGGTGAAATACGTGGCGCCCGTCAACCCGCGCCCCTTCCAGAAATCCAACATCTCTTTAAGAGGATATTTCAGGCTCATCGGAACCTTTGGGTTGACCTCCTGCATGTAGACCGGGACTTTCAGTTTTGAAAGGCCGGATATACCGAGCTGTTCCAACGCCGTTTCAGGGATATTGGTTTTCCTCTGGGCGTTGCTGGTCCTTCCAGCAATATAGTCGGTCTCAATGTTCTGTTCTGTATGGATGTCAAACCACCGCGTATATCGCGGTATCGCGCGATGAAGATCGTTTAATCCCCAGATCTCCCAACTCGGATCGGTGTATGGAGCAAGGTCGCGGGTGGGCGCAAACCCTACAATAGCAAGACGTTTCTTAAACCCGTTGCCGGTAAACATCTTTTCCGACTGTTTGGCAATATGGAGCCACGGGGGATCCTGGTTAGAAGAGGGGGTAGGGATATTTGAGGGTTCGGTACTGATTTCAAGAACCGTGTTCTTGATCTGATCCTGTTCAAGTTCACTCATGTTATCGGTATGGGAAAAAATTTACAGGTAAAACCCGGAGGTTTTACGGAAGCTCAAATGCCTGAACATTGCACGCGGTGAAGTGGACGCCCGTGCTGTCGAGGTAGTCACTGCCGGTTGCGGTCGAGAGGTCGAACACTACCTCAAGGTACGGCTGCTTGGCGTCGATACCGTTGCTGGATGCCGACATCACATGCCCGTACCGGGCGGACTCGAACGGCCCGAACGTCGCCATAGCCATTTGTGCGGAGGTGAGTTCGACAGACGAGGTGCTTTCGATCGTCTTCCAGCCGCTTGCCGCGGTTGAAGTGCCGATGCCGGTCCCGGGTGCCCTCCATGCGATACCGTCCGAGCTCGGGGGGTTGCGGAGATGGATTGCCGGATACCCGATAGTGGAGTTCTCAATGTAGGTGGCAACGAGTACCATCTTCCCATCAGGGCGGTTGAACGGGATCCGGACAACGTCTCCGGCAGTGGAGAGCCGAATGCCCCCGGGGAATGCCTGCGCCCGCATCATTGCAGTGGAGCCGGCAATGTTGGTTGTCTGGGTGATTACCCGATCGTTGTACAGGAGGATCGGATCAATTTCAGTGGTTGTGGTTGCCATGATTACGTGCTCCTCACTTCAATGTTCACAAGAGCCTTGGGTTGGATGACTTTGGCTCCGTACACATGCAGACCGCGGACTTCGTCGGCAAACTTGCCTTCCATCCGGATCGCTTCGGTCTTGACGATCTGGTCAGCGAAGGTGACGGCATCGCGGGTGCCGAACATTGCTTCATGCACGGGATTCGCGGCCGCGTGGGTGCTGCCAGTTGCAAGGTTGTTGCTCATGTAGACGTCAAAACCCATGAACCGGCCAAGATACCCGGCGGTGAATAGGTCGTCGCGCTGACCCTGAGTGAGATAGATGTTCTGTTTGACCATCTGGGCGTTAACCCACGGGGGAATCACAGCGAACCGGCCATCGGTCGGGGCGTCCATCTCATCGAGGTACTGCATGGCTTTACCGCAGACGTTCAGGAACCCGTAATCCGTAGAGGCGATCGTCACGCTCATATACGTACTTGCTCCCGCCTGAGCGTAGAGGCCGGCAATATACGAATCTGCATCTTTCGCAACGGCAAGACCAGACTGCCGGACGGCGTCCTGCATTACGGCGCCCTTGACCTGAGCAGCATCAACGTCGTCAAGTTGAAACGCGAAATATTTCTGCTGGTCGATATGTAGGATGGTCTGCGAGTCGGTCAGATCCTGCACCGTAATATTCGATGTGCTGTTCTTGGTGTACGAGTTGACCGTGATCGGGCCGACTTTGGTGATCCTTACACTATCCCCGCCGCCGGTAATGTCGCCCTCATAGCTGCGGTTACAGAGCGGGGCGAGAACGGTCTTCGTAGCGTAGTCCTGGAACACCGCAGCGCTCCAGACTTCCGGAATGAAATTGTTTACAGTCATTGTTTACTCACTTCTGGATACGGCCTTCTTTCATGGCCGCAGTCAGTTCTTTGGTGATCTCCATTCGCTGGCCGGCCGGAGTGCTGAGATCTTGCGCCATCCGGCTCATATCCGCGATCTCTGCACGGGTGTATGTCCGGCCTTTCCCGCCAGGTGGCGTGGTGTCGGACTTGTGCGGATCGCGGCCTGCAGCTTTGAACCGTTCCTGCACGGCGGATTCTACCGCCTTCTGGAACTCGGTTTTCAGAGTTTCCGCACGCAGTTTGGTCTCGTCCTCGTCCTTACCTCTGATAAGTTCGCGGAGAGATGGGGAAACGTTCAGGTCTTTCAGCAGGTCAACCGACAGGAGATCCAGCTCTTTCTGCTTGAGCGCGGATTCGCGTTCTGTAAGCTGGTTCTCACGAAGTTTCCGGAGTTCGGATTCCGTCATGGTCTTGGAACGGAGTTCTTCGATTACCTGCTGTTGTTTCTTGAGTTCCTGCGAATAGTGGGTACGGAGCTTATCCGTTTCCGACTGGATGATCTTTTTAAGATCTTCCTGTGATGAGGTGGTCGGCTGTTGCGTGCTGTCTCCAGTTCCAGCCGGGGGTGTTCCCGCTTGGCCCTGAGGATTTGGGTTACTCTGGTCGTTTTCTGACATAGGGTTTAATCACCGCCGAGTTCGCCCGCTGCCGTCCCTGCAAAATGCTTATCATAGAACAGTTACGGAAAATAGATAGGAGAGTGGGCGCCCTCCGGTTAATAGAGTTAACTTAACGTTCTAAAAGTAAATAGTTTTCGGTTAACTTTCGCGGGTCTTGATACCCGCAACAATCGCGCAGCGGCATCCATAATCAAGCGCCGGTTCTCCGAACCCTTCGGGAGCATCGGCACGGTATCCTTTCCATGGGCCGGAGGGAATCATGAAATCTTCATCCCCGCGCACCGTTTGACCATCTAGTAATGCGTGGGCGTCCCGGACCTCATTATCTCCGGCAGTCACCCATGTTTTCGTGGTTTCAATATTGGCTTTCTTGCCCGCGGTAATTACGGATTCCTTAACCGCAGATTGGGAAACTTTATGGTTGATATCGCCGGCAAACGAGCGAAACCGTATAAAATCCTTTTCAACGGTGCCTTTCACCGCTTTGACAGCGTCCTGCACCTTATCCCCGCGCACGAACCCGTTTGTAACGGCGCCCTGAAGCCGGACAACAAGGTCCTGCGTGCGGAGCGCCATTCTTTCAGAATACGTCCACCCTTCGACCGGCTTCTTCAAGATCGCTGATATGGCTTCTCCGCTGATTTTCTCCGGCAGCGCAACCCCGGCAACGTCGCCCATTGCGGCCATTGACGAGGCATACGATTGCCGAATGTCCTCTTTCAATACCCCGGTCAGACCGGCCTTAACATTGCTCGTGTGGTCATATACGATATCCTCAATAGCTGATCGCAACGCCTTGATCCGGTTATACTTCTGCATTTCTGCAAGAGTCAGAGATCCCCGCGCATCAGAATATTTTGCGTAAATATCGGCTACTTCTTTCCTGAGATCACGGAGCATCAGGGCATACTCTTTCTGCGAGGCTTTATCAAGCGATTTAAAAAGGCGTTCGCTGTCCTTTACAATACGCTCGTAATCTTTCTGGAGGGATCTTGGCGCCATATTATGAGGAGCCCTTTGCAGGACCGGTTACTTCTTCGGCTTCTTTCCCTTCCCCTTGCATCCCATTTTGCAGTTCCTCCACTGGATTCATTTCATCGATCGGCACCCGGTCCAGATCGATCTGCTCGTCGCGCTCTTTTTTTATTTTCTCCATCTCTTCCTGCACGTTTTTCACGATTGGGAGGGTGGATAGAACAGTCTCCTGCGATACAATGCCGGTCAGTGCTTGTGCTGTCTGCGCTGCATCGAGTAGGTTCAGCGGGAAATTGCGTTTGAATGTGAACGTCAGATCATCGGAATTGAAATTCACCTTTTCGACTTGCCACTTTGAACCCACAATCTTAAACTGTTGGTGAAGAGCTGCCGCGAACTTGTTTTCCGCCATCTTGCATTTAATCTCCATCGGGAATATCTTAAACTTAAGCGCCACACCGGACGCATTGCCAGAGAACGCTTCATCTCTCAGGTTGGGAATCCCCGATATGGCGTAAATCTCCTGTTCCAGCCGGGTAAGATGGTTCTCCACCGCCACGGCATCAAGCGTCTTGGTGATGAACTCCGCCCGGTCGTTCGGATCATCAAACCCGAGCGTACCGGTCTTTTTCATCCTGCTTATAAATTCGTCGTCGATGTTTGCATACCCGTAAATGGCGAGATACGCAAGACGGAATTGTTCGATCTCGCTGTTGACATCAGATAAGGTCCGGTCGTATGCGTCGATGAGCGCGAGTACTTTCTCGGCGTCGCCCTGGTACTCCTCATTGTTGGGGAACCCGATCAGCGGCACTTCGGTAAATCCGTGTTCCTTCGGCTCCTCTGACGGGTCGGGAACAAACTTGCCGATTAGAGGCGACGGCGCTTTGACTGTATTGGGGTCTTCCGATCCCGGTTGTGGTTCAGAAGCGGCAATTTCAATCCAGAAACTTACAGTGGTTTTATCGTACCATTCTGCCCGGATAAGGTCGCGATATTGGGTGGTGCTGCCCGGGACAAGTTGCTGAATCTTATAATATCGCAGGGCGTACGAAGGTTCGACAACGTTGCCGTTCTTGCTTAAGAAAATGCATTCCCACGGCGGAACGTTCATTGCATCTTCTTTTGGCTGATCGTCGGTATTGATATAGTATAGCCGCGCTGCAAGCCCGCAGATCGATGCCATCTTACCTGTTTCAGTATCGAGATCCACCGTATCAATCCGGTTCAGGAACTCCCGCATCTTACTTTCGATCAGTTTCTTCTCAGCTTCCGGAATATCCCCATCACCGCGTTTATTATCCACTGAATATGAGATCGGTTCTCCCACAAAATACCCGGTTTTTGTATTGCAAATATTCGAGAAATGATCGACGTTGATTTGGTTGTTAACCTTCGTCTTATCAAGAAACTGCCGGCCGAAAATGTTAGTCTGGGTTCCTACCGTGTACCATGGCTGCGTGCTGTCCACCTTATACCGATTATACAACCCGATCATCCGGTCCCGGGGTACCTTATGTTCCTGAATGAGCAGCGCGATATCTTCTCCGGTGATTGCGCCGCCATTATCAAGCTGCTGTAAAACTCTGCTTACGACTGTCATAAAGAGGACCCTCTGAATAATACCCTGATGCGTCCACCAGAGCAGAAAAGATTAAAAAGTATGTGTGTTTTTCAAAAGTAAATAGTTTTCGTTTAACTTTTCCGAACGAACCGGGCGGGGGTGCCAAACCACACCTCGTTTGTCGGGATGTCTCGGTTAACAAACGAGCAGGCGCCTACTATTGCATTCTCCCCCACGGTGACGCCCGGCATAATCACCGTATGAGCGCCAACCCGCGCGTTCTTCTTAATCGTGACTTGCCCTTGTTTGCCGTCGATGGTGGATACCGAGAGGATCGCGCAATGCGGGCCGATCTGTGCATCGTCTTCTATAATGACGCCTTGCTGGGCCAAGATAACCGTGTAGGATCCGATATCGGTATGCTCCCCTAAAACGAAATTGGCCGGCTTTACAACCTTCCAATCCCACGGAGAGATCCA